ATACAATAATAATGAATACAATAATAATGAATACAATAATAATGAATACAATAATAATGAATACAATAATAATGAATACAATAATAATGAATACAATAATAATGAATACAATAATAATGAATACAATAATAATGAATACAATAATAATGAATATTATAATGATGATAGTAATGATGATAAAAATGATGATAGTAATGATAATAGAAATGATGATAGTAATGATGCTACTAATGATGATACTAATGATGATACTACTGATGATGATACTACTAATAATGATGATACTAATGATGATACTACAGATGCTATTAATGATGATGATACTAATGATGATACTACTGATGATGATGCTACTAATAATGATGATGCTACAAATGATCCCAATGATACAGATTATGAAGCGGATGATGATTTAGATGATATAGAATCTATTAATAATGAATCTATTAATAATGAATCTAATAATAATGAATCTATTAATAATGAATCTATTAATAATGAATCTATTAATAATGAATCTATTAATAATGAATTTATTAATAATGAATCTATTAATAATGAATCTATTAATAATGAATCTATTAATAATGAATTTATTAATAATGAATCTATTAATAATGAATCTAATAATAATACATATTATAATAATTACGTATCATATATTAAAAATAATTTATCATATTATATGTTAGATAATTCATCATATGAAGAAATAATACTAGACAGTGAAGAAACAGAAGATGAATGTGATGATACTAATTTAAATATTGATAATGATGATATTATTTTAATAGAAAATGTTGAATAAAAATTGTATTATTTAAACATTAATTATCTATTAATAATATTATGGATATTAATTATGATATAATTATTAAATATTTAGAAAAAACAAATATTAAATATGATTTTGAAATTAAAAAAAATATAATTAAATATAGTAATTTATTTCCTGAAAAGTTTTCTGATTTATTACAAAATAAATTTTATTATTATGGTGTTACTCAACTTATTAATAAAAGACGTGTTGGATTTTTTATGTCTCTTTTTATATTATTAAATAATGATTTTATAACATTTACAGATAATGAAGAAATAGATTATTTAAATAAATTTACAACATCCATAAATTTAAAAATAGTAAATGGTTTTATATTTTCAGATGATGTTAATAATTATATAAAAAAAAATAAAATTATTAAAAAAGATATTATAAATAACAATGATATATTATTATATCAATGTATATGTGAAATATTAGATTGTAATTTTTTAATACTTGATTTTAAAGAAGAAAATATTTATTCTATATTTCCAAATAATATTTTAAATCCATGGAAACCAACATTTTTATTTGCATTTTATGATGAATTATGGTATCCTATTTTATACGATATAAATTCTAAAAGATCTTTTTCATATAATGATCTTTATATTAAAAAAATTTATTCATTACCAATTGAATATTATGACAAAGATATTATTAATAAATATTATGAAATGTCTGATAATTTACTAGAAATAGTTAATATTTTTAATAATCCATTAGAATTAAATGAAACATGTGATTTAAATGAAACTGGTGATTTAAATGAACCAAATGAACCAAATGACTCTAATTTAATATTTATAAAAGAAATAAATACAAAATATAATATAAATACTTTATCTAAATTAACAAAAAAAGATTTACTAGGTATTTTAAAAGAAAAAAACATTTTAAATGTAAACATAAAAATGTTAAAAAATACTTTAATTGAATTAATTTTAAAAAATTAATTTTCTAATTATTTTTAATGAATATTAAATGTTGGGGCACACCGGGATGGACATTTATTCATATTGTTGCTTTATCTTATCCAGATAATCCAACAATTGAAGATAAATATAATTATAAAAATTTTTTTACAAATATTCAACATATTTTACCATGTAGAATATGTGGTAATCATTATAGAAATAATTTAAATAAACATGAATTAACAGATAATGTATTATCATCATCAGATGAATTATTTAAATGGTCTGTAAGAATGCATAATGAGGTTAATATATTAAATAATAAAAAAGTAATAGATTATGATAAGGCTCGTGAATTGTTAATATATAACTGTAATATTGAATTAACTAATAATGAATCAAACAATATTAAAACAACTAATGATAAAACAACTAATAATAAATCAATGCATTATATTATTATAATAAGTATATTGATAGTTATTATTATATTTTTATTATTTAATAAATTTAATTTAAAAAAATATAATTAATATTATATAATGCAATCAACTATAAAAAAACAAGTGTTAGAATTACAAAAAAAAATTAATGAATTTAAAAAAAATGGCTGTAATGATCCATTTGATTTAGAAATGAATATATTAGAAACTATGCCAGAAATGTATGATAATTATCCAGCATTAGTTAAAAGATTATGTAAAAATGAAAAACAAGATAATAGTTATTTATATAAAATGTTAGATTTAATAGAACAAGTAGATAATGGTGAAAGAACTATGGAAAATGTTGAATATAATTTAGGTCAGGAATTAGCAAATAAATTTATATATCCAAAAATAAATAAAAATAAATAAAAATATATAAAAATATATAAAAATATATAAAAATATTTATAATATATACTTTATTATATATATGCAACTACCTAATACACAAGTACCTAACTCTGATTTTATGCAAGCTGGCACAATGGTTAGAGATGGTTTAGCTGAATATGAAATATTAAAGTCAAAAATTGCTATTTTTATATTATTTTTATGTATTTTATCACCATTATATAGTATGTATTCTACATATAAAAAACAATATATATTAACAAATGGCACTATTAAAAATAATTATAATAATAATATTATAACTGGTCAAACATTAAATTATACAGTAAATAATAATGTGTATACTTTTATTTTACCAACAACTAATAAATATTATCCAGTTGGTAATATTCGTGTATATTATAGTAAATCAGAACCATCTACATATCATTTAGTCAATAGCCCAATGAGAACTTCAGAATTATGGTTATGTATATGTTGTGTACTTTTTATAGGTGCAATTATATGGTATTATTTTATTAAAAGAAATAAAAATATAGCTGCTATAAGTGCATATAGTGGTATGGGTTCAGGTGGTATCGGTTCAGGTTTAGGTACTGGTTTAGGTACTGGTTTAGGTTTTGGTATTGGTGATGGTATCGGTGATGCTATTAGCTCTAATTTTTAATAATTTATTTATATTTTTACAATTAATTTTTCTGTATTATTAATTTCATTCCATGTAAATGAAAATGGATCGACATAACTTTCATAAGGATTAATTTCAATAAAATAAACTCTATTATTTTCAATAAAAATATCTAAAATTAAATTATTATATGTTTCTTTAATAAATGTTATATTTAAAAATAAATTTACAAATTCTGTTATTAGTTCTACTGGTATACAAGTTTTAGATGAATAAAATTCTGGTTTATATAAACATATTGCAATTAATTTTTTATTTTTAATAAAAGTTCTATATTCTATACCATTACTAGGTCGCCAATCTTGAAATATCAAATATAATGAATCAATAATATTTTGTTTCATAAATAATATAAAATCTTCTTTTACACGTTTACTTTTATTAATCAATGTATAAATTTGATTAATAGAATTAACTAATAATTTTTCTTTTCTTAATTTTTCTAATTCTAATAATTTACTATAATGATATTTTTTATTAGGTTTATATTCTTTCATATAAGCATCTTTAGGACTCCTTTGTGAAATTCTAAAAAAATAACTATTATTTTGTAAAATATTATTAATTTCTGTTTCAATATTATTTGAAAATTTTTTATTTTTTTTATAATATTTAACATCATTAATTGTAATTTGAATTAATTTATATGATGTACATGGATTATATATTCCATTATTATCAGTTATTGTAAATTGTTCAACATGTCGACACCATTTATCAACAGTATACATATTACCACTTTCTAAATCATACATTTTACTATTTGCTAAATCATACATATTATATAATTTAATAATTATTTATTTAGATACTTTAACTAATTGTAAAAATTAATCGTCCAATTCCATGATTTACAATAAAAAAATTATAACTAACTGATAATACTTTAACTTGTAAACCTAAATTATTATTATTAAGACCATTATTAACATATTCTATTAAAAAGTTATTATTTAATTCATATCTTATTTTTTTTTCTTTAATTACACTTAAATTAGCGGTTCCAGATGGTTGAGTTTCTTCAGGATATAATGAAAAACTATATAAATAAATATTATTATCTATACTTCTATTTAAATATTTATATACTGAAACTAAATTATAGAATGAATAATCAATATTTTCAATTAATAAATCAATTTGATTAAGTGTTATAATTTGTGCATTAAAAATAGGATTTTTATAATATTTAGAATAATCAAAAATATATGGTGTAACTTTCCCATATTCAGTAATTCCTAATAAAAAATTTTTAGGTTGAATAAACCATTTTAAATATTTATTAGGTCGATCAATTGATATATCTTGATTAAATAATAAAATATTATTTATGTCAAAAACATTTTCTTGAAATCCTTCAATAACATATTCTAATTTACTTGATGCAAATTTATTTCTTTCAACATCATCTATAAAAATATATTCAGCTAATAATTTTAGTTTTGGTTTTGGTATTAAATTTAATAAATAGTTATAATCTATATAAGAATCATAACCACCTATTTTAATTATTAATGATGGATAATTATGTAAATTATTTTTAAAATTAATCCAATTAATTTCATACATTACATAATTATTATTTTCAAAAGTACCAAATGTTGATAATATTAAATTAATATCATTTGAATTTAATGTAGTATAAATAATATTTAATGCAGTATAATTTAAATTATTACACATATAAGTAATTGTTTTATTATTTACATTAAAAGTATAACTTTTAAAATTCAAATTAGTATTAATACTACTATTATTATTATATGGAACTGTAATATTAATTAAATTATTATATTCATTAGACCAATCCCTAAAATATATTAAATTTTTTAGTTTATTAATAGTTAATGTAATACTTACACTAGTATTGCGCATACCAACTAGTGGTAATGATGCACCTTGATTTTTACAAAACCAAAATAATAATGGTATTAATAATATTTTAGATGGTTTTTTATTATTATTATAATTATATAAATTTTCAGTATTACCAATCATTGTATAATAATTTTTTATTTGTTCTTCTTGTAAATGATGTAATTGATAAATATGTAATTGATCAGCTGAATATTGATCACAAACTTGTCCACCAATTTCTAATTGATAATTATTAAAATAGTAATGTCCTAAATATTGAGTCCATGCAAAATTAATTGGTGTACCATTTGTTGTTACAATATTATTATATATATTTAAATTTTGTTTCCAATTAGTATGATAATAAGTTAAATATTCATTCATTGTATTGTATTGTTGATTTAAATTATTAATAATAGTAGTAACAGATATATAATTATTATTAGGAATTATTTGATTATATGATAATAACAAATTAATAGAAAGTATATAACCACTCATATTAATTTTATTATATATATTAATATCTATTAATTTTGAATATTGTATTTTTTGTGTTTGATAAATATTATTAAATCTTGTTACTGTTTCTTTTAAATTATTAAGAATAATATTATCAGATTGAAATAATATTAATAATTGTTGATATAATATTAGTTCAATTGATACATAATTTTTTAAGTTATTATATAATGATTCCCACTTATTAATATCTATTTGTGTTCTTTGTATTAAATCATTTTTCCAAATACTATAACTATTATTTATTATATTATTATCATAAAATATTAATGATGGTATTTCTATTTGTATAAAACATCTATGAATTAAATCGGCGTTTGATAATGTAAATGATATAGTATCACCATAATTAGCTTGTTGATCTGTATAAATTTCTTTAATTTCTAATGAAAAATTTGTATGTCTTCTATACACTTTTTTAAAAAATGTAATTTCTGGATTATATGTTAATGCTACATCCTGTTTACCTGAAGTTACTAACTGTATTAATCCACCAGCCATTTTATTAATTTATTACAAACTAGATTTTAAATAATTGTATAATTTTAATAAAATTATTATTTCTATTTAATTAATAATAATATGAAAAAACTAAAATATATAATAATAATATTTATTATTTTATTTTCACTTATTAATATTAACAGAGAAAATTTTGAAATAGATTTATCAAAATTATATATTAATACTAATAAAATAGTACCTGGTATTGATGCACAAAAAATAGTACCGCTATTTAATATACATAATTTACAAACTAATAATTTACAAACTAATAATTTACAAACTAATAATTTACAAACTAATGATTTACAAACTAATGATTTACAAACTAATGATTTACAAACTAATAATTTACAAACTAATGATTTACAAACTAATAATTTACAAACTAATGATTTACAAACTAATAATAGTTTATTTGATACGACAATAAATAATGATAATATATTTAATATAATTAATAATAATTTATCTGACACTACAATAAATAATGATAATACAAGTAATATAATTAATACTAGTTTATCTGATATTATACAAAACGATAGTACAAGTAATAATAGACCTATAACAAATAATTTATTATTAAATAATTTATCAACAAATAATACAAAAGATATAAATAATTCAGCATCTAATAATTTATCCTTATTAAATACTAATTCATTTAATATATTACCTTTAAATACTATATCAGAAGCAACAAATTTATTATCACTAAATAATTTAACACTAAATAATGCATCAGACACAAATAATTTATTATCATTAAATAATTATTCATTAAATAATGTACAATCAAATAATATATCAGATATAAATAATATATCATCATTAAATAATTATTCACTTAATAATTTATCATTAAATAATACATCAGAATCAAATAATTTACCATCATTAAATAATTATTCACTTAATAATTTATCACTAAATAATACATCAGAATCAAATAATTTACCATCATTAAATAATTTACCATCATTAAATAATTATTTACTTAATAATTTATCATTAAATAATACATCAGAATTAAATAATTTACCATCATTAAATAATTATTTACTTAATAATTTATCACTAAATAATACATTAGAATCAAATAATTTACCATCATTAAATAATTATTCACTTAATAATTTATCACTAAATAATACATCAGAATTAAATAATACATTAGAATCAAATAATTTACCATCATTAAATAATTATTCACTTAATAATTTATCACTAAAAAATACATCAGAATCAAATAATTTACTTAATAATTTATCAATAAATAATGCATCAGAATCAAATAATATATTATCATTAAATAATTATTCACTTAATAATTTATCATTAAATAATACATCAGAATCAAATAATTTACCATCATTAAATAATTATTTACTTAATAATTTATCAATAAATAATACATCTGAATCAAATAATATATCATCATTAAATAATTATTCACTTACTAATACATCAGAATCAAATAATTTATCGTCATTAAATAATTATTCACTTAATAATACATCAGAATCAAATAATTTACCAACATTAAATAATTTATCACTTACTAATACATCAGAATCAAATAATTTATCATCATTAAATAATTATTCACTTAATAATTTATCATTAAATAATATATCAGAATCAAATAATATATTATCATTAAATAATTATTCACTTAATAATTTATCACTTAGTAATACATCAAAATCAAATAATCTATCAACATTAAATAATTATTCACTAAATAATACATCAGAATCTAATAATTTAGCATCATTAAATAATTTATCACTTAATAATTTATCAGAATCTAATAATTTAGCATCATTAAATAATTTATCACTTAATAATTTATCAGAATCAAATAATTTAGCATCATTAAATAATTATTCACTTAATAATTTATCACTAAATACATCAGAATCAAATAATTTAGCATCATTAAATAATTTATCACTTAATAATATATCAAAATCAAATAATTTAGCATCATTAAATAATTATTCACTTAATAATTTATCACTAAATACATCAGAATCAAATAATTTAGCATCATTAAATAATTATTCACTTAATAATTTATCATTTAGTAATACATCAGAATCAAATAATTTACCAACATTAAATAATTATTCACTTAATAATTTATCACTAAATAATACATTAAAATTAAATAATTATTCGTTTAATAATTTATCACTTACTAATGCATCAGATTCAAATAATTTACCAACATTAAATAATTATTCACTTAATAATTTATCACTTACTAATACATCAGAATCAAATAATATATCATCATTAAATAATTATTCACTTAGTAATACATCAGAATCAAATAATTTACCAACATTAAATAATTATTCACTTAATAATTTATCACTAAATAATATATCAGAATTAAATAATATATCATCATTAAATAATTATTCACTTAATAATTTATCACTAAATAATACATCAGAATCAAATAATATATCATCATTAAATAATTATTCACTAAATAATACATCCGAATTAAATAACTTATCAACATTAAATAATTATTCACTTAATAATTTATCACTTACTAATACATCAGAATCAAATAATATATCATCATTAAATAATTATTCACTAAATAATACATCAGAATTAAATAATCTACCAACATTAAATAATTATTCACTTAACAATTTATCACTTACTAATACATCAGAATCAAATAATATATCATCATTAAATAATTATTCACTTAATAATTTATCACTTACTAATACATCAGAATCAAATAATCTACCAACATTAAATAATTATTCACTTAATAATTTATCACTAAATAATATATCAGAATCAAATAATATATTATCATTAAATAATTTATCACTAAATAATACATCAGAATTAAATAATCTACCAACATTAAATAATTATTCACTTAATAATTTATCACTAAATAATATATCAGAATCAAATAATATATCATCATTAAATAATTTATCACTAAATAATACATCAGAATTAAATAATCTACCAACATTAAATAATTATTCACTTAATAATTTATCACTTACTAATACATCAGAATCAAATAATATATTATCATTAAATAATTATTCACTAAATAATACATCCGAATTAAATAATCTATCAACATTAAATAATTATTCACTTAATAATACATCTGAATTAAATAATTTACCAACATTAAATAATTATTCACTTAATAATTTATCACTTACTAATACATCAGAATCAAATAATCTACCAACATTAAATAATTATTCACTTAATAATTTATCACTAAATAATATATCAGAATCAAATAATATATCATCATTAAATAATTATTCACTAAATAATACATCCGAATTAAATAATCTATCAACATTAAA